CCCCATATTTTACGCTCGATATAGCGTCCGCGTATTGTGAAAATGATGATGAAATATTGCATATCATTAAAATCCACGACCATTTGGAAAGCTCGGTGGGTCGATGTTGTGGGTTTAGGCGTTTTCCATCAAGCTTGACGCTTGTCCAAGAAAACTGTCGTGGAGCTAGAACCGCGTTACACACCTCACTTTCATTGTGCTTGGCGCGGTTTAGCGTAGTTTGAGCAACTAATTTCATTCCTAATTCTGGCTCACCTCGACTTTCAAAGTACACGTTTAATGCCATGCACAGAAAGGCAGAAGTTAAAGTCATGGTCTGACACCTCGTTGTATCTTCCGAACACCGGCAATCCAATTCTTCTCAGCACGTCCGCATGACGGTGAAGATGGAACAGGGTATGAGTAACCTGTTGCGGGGTCTGTTATAACTCGATGACCGCCTTTAGATCGCACCGTCCACCCACTTTTAACTAGGTCTCGGGCTATATTGTCGATAGTTCGGTTGTTGGATAAGCGCATAGTTTTTACCTTTATTTAGATTTAACATATACGCTTATTTTAAATTAAATAAGTCAGGATTGACTTATCTCGAAAGGCAACTTTAACGAATTTTGACCGATTTAGCAATGAAAGCCGAGGAGTGCGTGGTGCAGAAGCGAAAGCGGTCTTTATTGAGGGTGCGCTGCTGAACGCCACCAAATGCAGAAATTTGTGAGTGATCGCCATACAAATCATCAATGAGTGTGGCATATACAAGTCGCTCTCGACCGATGCTGTGCAATATACCGACGTAAGCGCAACCCTTGCGTCGTGCTTCGTTCAGAGCAAGCGCATTCATGCGCCACGCATTGTTTTTGTTGTCGAGTAGCTTTGTTTTTTCCCCACGCGCTATGAGCAAATAGAGCTTATATACACCATCCACAACATAGAATGTGCCCATGCGCTTTCCGTTAATCGTGTGTGGCACACGCTCAATCACCATTGTGTCAATCCCGTAGTTGCAATTTTAGTTTTTACGCCATTCAACTTGAGGGCGGGAACGCGCTCACCAACACGTTCCCCCTTAATACTCTCCTTAATGCTCTCGTTAATCGTTTCAATTTGATCTTTAGTGAGGTAATGACGAAGAGGAGAGTTATCAAGAATATGGCCAGTGACGTTGACTCCCTTTTGTTTTGATGGGAAACCACGCACCGTTTTACCCGACGGTATGTCAGTCCACCCGCCATCGATAATGTAACTTTCAAAATAGTCGGCGCATACTTTATCTAACTTGGAGCTGTTCGCCGCAATTTGGTTTTCAGAACAGCGAATGTTCTCTCTTGTGGCAACTTTACCCGTTCTTGACATAATTTTTTCTGGCTCACCAAGAATATTCACCACAACTACGAATTTATCTTTGATATGGTCGTGGATTTTAATGATATGCAATATTTCATCATCATTTTCACAATACGCGGACGCTATATCGAGCGTAAAATATGGGGCGTTTTCCACTTCTAACATATCACCAATCTCCAAACGAAAAATTTTGCGTTGCTGGCACGTGCTTCTCTTTGGGCAAATCCTCCATCATGGATTTCTCAGCTTCAATCATCTGATCGCACGCCTCTACGTAAAACTCAAGACAGGGCATTAGTTCTTCTTTAATCTTGGAAAGATTAAATTCAGTACCGTGTCTACCGTAAAACCTCTCAACTTCCATCAACATTCCGCTAAGAGCACTCTTAGCATCGTTCGTCATGTACCCCTCGGTGTCAAATTTAATTTCCGCATGTTCGTCAAAGTTTTCAGGCTTAGAGCTTTCACCAAGTAGAACGCGCGTTACTCGCCTGTCGATGAACTTTGATTTGGCAAGTTCAAAACCGTCATACATTCTTTCTGATTGCGCCGAATGCTGCCAAATCAAAGGTGCGTCGCCGTCTTCATAGTGCTCATCCGGCCAAAATGTTTTGACCGTTATTGATCCGCGCGTACCAAAAGAAAAAGCAAAAGATAGATTGGCTTTTTTGTGAAAAAACTTCACAGCGAGGAGCTTCATATCCATGTCTTCGCGTGAAACTGTTTTAACCGAAATATCGTAATTCATCACCATGCTCCAGTTAATTCATTGTCAGTCAGTACAATGTATTTTGATTCCTTACCACTATTTTTTTCGACAAGTTCTTGCAGGCGTTCAAATTTTCTCATAATCACCTTTGACTTCGTGGATGCAAATTCTTCGCCGCGTTTTAACGCTCCACCAAGCAATACTTCTTCTAATTGCAGCAAAAAATCCGCATAACTATCGACATGTCCCAATTCAAACGTCCAACCTTGATCGCTCAAAACCTCATAGCCCAATAGCTGATTTTTATAGCGACGCATTTTTTCTTTCGATACGTCCGCAGCAGTTGTGCCTCTGGAGCTGTAATTGATATCGCCGTGCTGTGTTATTTCCACGTATACGCAAGCGGATTGCGTTGGTTTCCCCAACTCTTTCAATCCAATGAGATCAATAATTTTGTTTTGCGATCCGCGAACGCGCTTTACTGATAGCTTGATTTTAGATTTATTCATTTACCACTCCCCCAATTGATGCTCTGTGGTTTTTAATGCATATTTGTCCGACTTAACAACTTCAAGCGGCTCAACACCTTCTGTGACCCAACTGAAAATTCGATTTAAAATTTTGTGTTCGCTTTCGTCATTCACAAACAACGTCGTCAAATCGTCTTTAAGGTCTCCAATTTCTCGTTCATCGGCAAGGTCGGCAAATCTAGCCCCCAAATCTTCTGCAAAAGTCCCTCCAGCAAGTCCTCGAATCTCTTTCTGCCGATGTTCAAATTTATACTCAGCGTTGTTTGGGGTGGGGCTTAATGGGTCATACATGAAGAAATCATTCACACGGTCGCTGGGGCCTGATTCGATACAAGCCTGTCTACCCGTTGCCTTGTTTAAAAGCAGAATGAGTAAAATGCCCTCGTCGCCACGAAAAAAACATATGCGCATTTCCAACATATCTTTCATCACCAACTCCCCCAATTGCCGTCGTAGTGTTGGTCTCGAAGGAGCTTTTGACGTGCTTCTGCCATGTAACGCTCCAGTTTTTCGTTTTCACCATCCCGAAAGCGCTCTGCCGCTGTCATTGCGTCAATTCGAGCTTGTTTCTCCGCTTGCTGCTTCGCCACTTTTTGATTGCGCTCAATTTCTTTGAGTTTTAATTTGAGCTGTCCTTTTGAGAACATTGGGTTAAATTTTGGCTGCAGGCTTGAATTTGCGTAGATGAATAAGTCCAACGCGCAGTTGACTTCATCGTCGAATGAATAATAAGAGTAGGGGATGTTAGCGCTGTTTCGCCTAGATGTATCACCGCCATTGCGGTAATTCAATAAAGCCATGATGTTGCTGCCATCTGTGTCAGAATCAATGACTTGGGATATAGTTCTGCCAACAAGGTGTGTAGGTACGTTTCTTTTTAAAACGTACCCCATGTCCTTTTTCACATCTTCTTTACTCATGTTTTCGTCTCAAATAAATCACTGTCGCCTTCTTCTTAAGGTTGACAATGTGAGGCCCATATAGTTTCAGCATATATTGATAAAGACGTTCAGATTCGCGTCCGTCTTTACTGTTGATCTCGTTGTGATTTGAACTCGCGTGGATGAGTAAAAGCTCACCGAGCGTACCGACCTCAACGCTTTCAACAATTGCTTTTGATCTAATTAGTTTATCTTTACTCGATAGGATGTAAACTTCATCGTCAGGCTTAATGCGCTTGGACCATGAAACTCCCAATCGAAAAGTATTAAAGATTTCGTTGTCCATACCGGAGAACGGAGGCGCAAAATCGAGCGCATATTCTTGCTTCATAAAAGTGTCCTAAACTCAGGTCAAAATTAGAGTTTAGGACACAAAAACCAAATGGTTAATTATTCTTCGTTAAGGAACTTGTCTAAAGCTTCCTTAGCGTCCATTGATACATTCACCTCAACCGTTGAGGCATCAGGTGAAACGCTTGGGATTAGCGCGCGAAGTTGGCTTAAACCTGTTGGGTCAGCTTTCAATTTTTCCACCAAAGCTTTAGGGAAATATTTTTTACCATCTGTCCATTCAACGTATGAGCCTGATGTTTTCAGCGCACCCACCTTTTTCAAGAACTCCACCAAGCTGAAATGACGGTCAAAGTACGCAACGCCTTTGTCATCAAACCACATACGCATTGAGGTTTCTTGGAACGGTTTAGTGTGCTTAGTCTTCACAACTTTGGTGGCAATGTCTTGACCAACGAACTGCTTTTTACCGCCAACGGTTTCGTAGAGCTTTGTACGCCCTAATGCGATACGCACCGATGAATAGAACTCTGGAGCAGAGCCACCTGGGGTCGAGGTTGGATCACCGAATAGAATCCCAATCTTTGTACGCTGTTGATTCAGGTACAGGAAGGTCGTGTTGTTTTGCTCTGCTGACTGAGCCACTAACTTCAATGTATTCGACGTTACACGCGATAGCGCGGACGTGTCATTCATGGTCAATGACGTCATTTCACGCTTATTGCCTTTGCTGTCGTACAGCATCGATTGCGGTACAGCGGATGCAATTGAGTCGAGCACAACTAAGATTGGCGCTTCTGGGTCAATAACACCCGATGCTCGAATCAACTCGATGGCACGAATGGCTTGGGCGTTGCCTTCTTCCCACGTTTCAGGTGTTTTATAAATCCAATATGGACGCTGATCGCTCAAGCCTAAGTTCTTCGCAAGTCCAATATCGAATGAGCGTTCCCAATCGATGAAGATGGCCACACCACCCATTTTTTGCACACGAATTAAAAGGTCAGTGGCTTCGGCTGTTTTACCGGCTGATGGTGGGCCATACATTTCAACAATACGACCGACAGGGATACCGCCGTCATATTTACCTGAAATGCAGTAGTTCAGCTCTGCGTCGCCTGTGTCAATCCAAAGTTTTACACCTTGAACTTCCTCGTTTTCACCAATTGATTTATCCAATGCTGCTGAGAGCGCCTCTGCTGCTGCTGATAATTTTGGTTGTGTCATGTCGTTATTCCTTAAATGGCTTTTTCGATTTTTTCTAAATCAACTTGGTTCAATTCGAGGTTGAGTTGGCCGCCTGAATTAAACAAAACGGTCACTTTATAAATGGTGTTGTCGTAGTCGTTCTTTTCTGTCCAAATTGTGTGCAGTCCAACAATTGCTTTATGGTCTACATACGCGTGCGCGCCGTTTCTGTGCGCGTAGTCACGGACTTTGATTAAGCTCATGCAGCGACCTCCAATGGTTCAAAGGGTTTGAGAAAATTCGGCACGTTTTTCAGAATCGACATAAATGCCAATTCGCCACATAAATCAGTGAATGCTTCTTCATTCAATGCGCCTTTCTTAAATTCAACCTGTGAAAGTTGTAGAGGTTCAGGCTTAAGAAGTTGCATCAACTTCATATTGCGGATAAACAGATTGCGACCTTGACCGATATAGGCGTCGGTGTGTGCCTTGAGTGCTTTCTTCTTAGCTTTGGCGTTGTCTGCTTCGCTAAGTGTTTCGTCCTCCACGTAAACGAACTGAGCTTTCCATTCGTCTTTAGTGAAAGGGGAAGTGCCTTGCCATAAAGAGCGCAATGCTTTGGTTGGTGGTTCGATTTCACCGCTATCACACAAGCGCCAAAATTCTTTGATTGAACCGTATTCAGCAAGTATCTGCGGCGCAGTTAAATCACCGATTCCACCGACACCACTAATGCAGTCTGAGCTATCACCTGTTAGCGCTTTACCTTGTAAAAAGGCAAAAGGGGTGCGATAGCCTGTTTTCTCAAAGAAGTTCTCAAACTTCACCACGCGTTCATCCGAGCGAATGTCTTGCCAAGTGACGTTTTTACGCAGTAATTGCAGCCAGTCACGGTCGCCAGTCACCAACAAAATTCGTGCGTTTGGATGTTTTTTGAGAATTTGATTCAGCAAAATTCCAGCAACATCATCGGCTTCGTGAATGAAACTTGTGAACTGTGGGATGCCGAGTGCTTCAAGCATTCGAGCAATGTAAGGGCGTTGCTTTACATAGGCTTCATACTCCGCTAATTGCTTAGGGTCTGAACGTCGGTCGCCTTTGTAACCCGGCAATAACTCGAAACGAAATTCAGCCTTGCCATCCCAAATGTTATAAAGCGTGGCTTTTGGATAGCGCGTTTTAAAATCACGCATAACTTTGATGAAGTTGAAAATTGCTTGAGTCTGCATGCCGCCTGAATGCAACTTGGTCACATACTGCGCCGCATAACCAATTGCGTTTGAGTCAAATAGGACAAAGTCGTACATAAAGAATCTCCTTGACGAAAAGAGCCACCATATAGGCGGCTCTTTGGTCGAACCGAATTAACCAACGTCTTGCATAAGGAGGTCGTTTAATTCGTCGTCAATGTCGATTTGCGCAACGTCAGGGCGACTTGCTTCGTTGGCGCGAACTTCTGTGAAGTCTGCATCATCGATCTCCATGCCCGCTGTTGCAGGGCGCGAAGGTGCGCTTGTGCCAATTGCGCGATCAGCAGGGATGTGAGCAGCTTCGCTTTCAGACAAACCAACAAGTCCACGAACAGTGTTGATAGACAGGCGTTTTTTGTCTTCATTCGCTTGGTTCACATAGTCGTCAAGGTCATTCAAACGGCTATACACGTCCGCCGTGTTCACAGCGGCTTTCTTCGTACCTTTTGGAAGTACGTTGTACTTGGTGTTAAAGCCTGTACCTTCACGGTTCACGGTGATNATTTGGTGATCTTGGAAGATCGCTTCACCCCAATCTTCCATCAGGTCGAGAATACCGCCAAACACGGTGTAACCGACTTCAAGGATTTTTGGTTGACCGTCATGTTTGCCGTCAGCATCACATTCAAGTACGTTCAGCAGATAAGTCTGTTTGGACTTCGCCGCTTCAAGCATTTTGACTTGTGAATCGTCGGTAACGTGGTGTGCCGCGTCTGCAAGTGCATTACAGATAGGGCAGTCTTGTTGGTATGTTTTGCTTAAGCACATGTGAACGGCTTTGAGGTCGTCGTTCGCGTCTTTGACAAAGTGTTGACCAAATTCGCGGTAGAACACCTCATTACGCTCGGTCTTCCAGTCTGGAAGGATGACGT